CACGCGCGAGGTCGGCACCCGCGAGGTTGGCATCCGCGAGGTTGGCACCCGCGAGGTAGGCATCCGCGAGGTTGGCATCCGCGAGGTTGGCACCCGCGAGGTAGGCATCCGCGAGGTTGGCATCCGCGAGGTCGGCACCCGCGAGGTTGGCACCCGCGAGGTCGACACGCGCGAGGTAGGCACCCGCGAGGTTGGCATCCGCCTTGACCGCCAATCTGACGGCCAGCCCGAGCTTGATGCTCACGCTTGCGTTTTCGTCGCAGTCGATTTCTGCGGTGAACTGGACGGCCTTGGTGAAGCGGTTGAGGACGTCGTATTTCATGGCGTGCATCCCGTGTTCGATGGGCAGCATAGTTGCGCAAGTCGCAACCACCGTCAAGCGCAAACTGCGCAACTTGCAACTTTTCTGTTGCGAGGTCAGAATGCCGCACGATGCAACGCAAAAGCCCGGCGCTGGGCCGGGCTCTCGGAGGACTCACAATGGAATGGCTAACGAAGGTGACGCGCCCTGTCCGTCACTGGCTCATTCGCCACCTGGCTTGGGGCGATGGGGTCGTGATGAACATGCAGGTCAGCAAAGCGGACCCTAATGACCCTGCTTCCCCGTTCCTGATGACGGCTTGTCGATCAGGACCGCATCGTCAGTCGACCACATATGCGTAGCACCGCAATGCTCGCACTCGAATTTGTTCCCTTTCCACTCGTTTGAATGGAACGTCTCACGGCCGGCGCTCATATGTGTATTGGCGAGCTTCCCGGTCGTGGGGCATTTCACATAGATATCAACTTGGTCGGGTTTGTCCGGCATCTCAGCCTGTTCCCTTCTTTGGAAATGCAGTTTCGAGGGTCGCCTTTATCCGTGCGATCTCTTCGGCGCTCCGGCCCTCGAAGAACCGCTTAATCCAATCCTCGTTTGGGTGCCGGAACAGATCATCGGGTTCACAGTGGAACAAAGCGGCAAGGCGTGCCTGCCAGAACTCTCCGGGTGATGAGCCGTTGTACCAGCGGGAAACCTGGCTCTTATCAGCGCCGATCTCGTTGACAATATCGACCTGTTTCAACCCGCGCAGGTCGGCCCATGCTTCGATGAAGTGCGGCCGGCGCGGCTGCTTTGTCCGGTGAATATGCGTAACTGGCATCTCCGGATGGTGCGGCAACATCCCCCACATGTCGTTAGCGCGATTGCGCAAGCGGGGGCTTGACGTAGGTTGCAACTTGCGCAATTATTCAACCATGAAGACGGCGCTTCGTTCCCTTCTTGAGTTCAACGGTATGCGGATGTCCGATCTGGCGCGGCTTGCCAAGGTGGACAAAGCAACGGTGACGCGATGGTCATCCCGCCGCGTTCCTGCCGAGCGTGTGCTTGATGTGGAACGTCTGACGGGAATTCCCCGCCACGACCTTCGCCCCGACCTTTACCCTCGCGAGAGGGTCGCGTCATGAGTTCAGCGCGGGTTCAGTCTTTCCCCTGCGCTGGCACCCGGAGTGCGGGGACTGACCCCCTCGCTGACCCTGTGCTCCGGGTGACTTCCTCCCCCCTGCGTCTTGCCGGCTTCCCTCCTGTCGCCGGCAAAGCCCTCCCGCGCAGGGCACCTGCGGGCCGTGTCGATTCCGGCGCCAACGACGGTTCCACGGCCCGCCCTTCTCTTCCAGTCAACGTTGTCATTCCCCGCGCGCAAGCCGCCAAGCACCCGCGCGGTCGTCGTTCCAAGCTCTTCCCAAGGCATCGGTAATCCCTCTCTCTCCGCTCAAATGGTTAACGCGGGGAGAGTGAGACGTGTCCCAAAAGTCGCAGGTGAAAATCGTGACTGCCATCGCAACCGAAACAGCGAAAATGCTTCGGCTCCTGTGGAGGATAGAATGTCTATCGAGATGATCTCTGTTTTTGAGCAAATGTATTCCCCCCCAGAATGTCGCTGGGCGGCATGTTGGGGCACATACGACACGGGCAGCGTTTGTGGCCTTGGCCCAACGCCGGAAGCCGCTAAGGCTGACCTCATTGAGAATTATGACAGGCCAGCGCCGTTTGGTTCCGATGAAGCCGAAATTCTTGCGGCCATCGCTCAGCAATACCGTGGCGACCACAACATCGAGACGCTGTTTGTCATCCTGACCCGCGTGGCGTTCGAACGCCTCCAATTGTTGCAGGCGCTCAAGGAGTTGGTTGAAGCGTCCGGAAGCATGGCTCCCGCTGGCGGGGAGGCGCGATACGAGACGGCAGTAGAGCGGGCTGAGGCCGCAATCTCGAAGGTGAGGATTTGAGCCATGACGCTTAAGAGCACATCTGACGACTTTTCGTGCCCTAAAGAGCACGTTGCGGTTTCGCCGCCGCTGGTTGATCCGCAGCCCTACCAGATGAGCGACCGCGCCCTGCTGATGGAGTGCCTTTACGTGCTTCACAGCTTCGCCCTTGAGCAGACTGGCTGGCGTGGGCTTTTCCGTCGCTGGTACTACTCGGATGAGCCGCTGCGGCACGACGCGGCCAACCTCGTCCGGCGGGCCGAATTTATGGCGAAGCAGCCTGAAGCCACTCGCTTGGTCGGGGAAGGCAGATAAGCCATGCCCCCTTTTGCCGACGTGCTGCAATCCATGGATATCTCACCAACCAAGGGGGTTCTCATGGCCTGGAAGATGAGTGAAGCGGACATCAAGGCGGTTGAAGCGGTCGTTGCCGCGTATCTGGACTATGACGACAGTCGCCCCTTCATCCTTCAGAAGGTTTCGACGGTCCGCTCGCTAGGCGTGAGCGTTCCCAATCGGAAGTATAAGGAGAACAAGGTTCGCAAGGCTGCTTGTCGGCGGGTGCGGGCGTCCATAATGGTCCCGTCCCCGATCAAACTCGGCCTGACGAGCCCAGACGCCATCCGCGATTACTGGCGTGCTCGCGCCTGATGAAGAAGACGTTTCTCTTTGGCGGCAGGATGGTGACGACAGGGGGAGCCTCGCGCTTTCCCGTCGTCTCCAAAGAGCGTCGGACTGTTGACGGCATTACGTTCGACAGCGGCAAGGAAGCGAAGCGGTACAGCGAACTGTGCCTGCTGGAAAAGGCGGGGGCTATTTCGGACCTTGAAGTGCAACCTGCGTTCCGTGTCGCCATCAACGGGCAGTTGTTCACCAAATACACTGCTGACTTCGCATACAGGGAAAACGGCAAGACGGTTGCGGAGGACGTGAAATCCACTGGCACTGCGCAAGACCCTGCATACAAGCTCCGCGTCAAGGCAGCACGACTTGCTTATCCCAATGTTGAGTTCAGGGAGCTAATCCGATGACAGCGCATGTTTCCGTTCTCCGCGCCCATTACAGGGCTGTCCGAACGAGGCTCTGGAAACCGGAGCATCGCGCGCCCGTCCTGACGCTCGTCAGGGCCAAGCCGGTGTTTCGCTACCTGACGCCCATCGGTCCGCTGAAAGCCACCGGCAGGGACGTTCTCTGGCTGGCGACGATGGGTCCGCAGGTCGGGCGAGCCATCATTCGGGATGTCTGCCTCAAGCACAACGTTAGCGTAAACGACGTGATGAGCCCGAGACGAGGCAAGGCCATCGTCCTCGCTCGCAAGGAAGCCTGCTGGCGGCTGAGGCATGAGACCACGTGGTCTCTCCCCCGCATTGGCGAGTTCATGGGCGGAAAGGACCACACGACGGTCCTGCACGCTGTCAGGTCTTACGAGGAACTATTGAAGGGGCGGAACAATGGCGACAAAGCGCAAGCCAACGACGGGCCTGTATGCGGGGGCGGGTCGGATCTGGACGCAGGACGAGCTTGACTACCTCCGCACGGCAGCAGTGGAAGGCATCGGCTGGGTCGCGATTGCGGCGGCCCTGAAGCGCACGCAGAATGCTGTGCAGGACCGAGCGCAGCGTATTGGCGTGGTGCAGCCTAGCCCCCGTGCCTGGAGGAAAGAAGACGTCCGTGAACTGGAACGCCTGTGCCGTGCAAGGGTTCCATGGGGCGACATCGCGAAGGAACTCGGCAGGACCGTGAAGGCTTGCAGGAGCCGGTTCGGGTTCGACAGCCCCGATGGTCCCCGCGTTGCGCTGGATGATGTCTGCACGCTGAAGCCGGAAGACAATCTCGCCTATCTGCGCGCCTGCATGGCGGAGCTTGATGCGACGACGCCGCGTGAGTTCATCCGGGCCTATCGCTCGCGCAATGAACTGAACGTACCTCCTGAGCCTGCCTACAAGCCGACGATTCCGAGCACGCTCGACATGCGGTCGTGTGTGGGGAGCCAGGGCGCGATGTGTGAGGCGTTCTAGATGAGCCGCTGGTATCGGGCCTACGAAGGCACTGTCACCGATGCCAAGCTGGGCGAGGTGGCACTTATCGCGGAGTGCTCTCGCTCGGTCGCTATAGCTGCGTGGCACGCCGTGCTTGAGAACTGCGCGGCCCTGAATGACGGCGGGCGGTTCGACGCAACCGCTCGTAGGCTTGCCGTCATTCTTGGTGAGCCTGTCGCCACCATGACCGCCGTCATGAACGCATTCGAGGAATTAGGGATGACGCAGGGCGGTTCCGTATGCGCCTGGAAAGAGCGTCAGTTTGAGAGCGATACGAGCACGGAACGGTCTAGGAAGTTCAGGGAACGTCAGCGCAACGGCGATGCAACGTTGCAGAACGTTGCTGCATCGGCCCCATATACAGAGACAGAGACAGAGACAGAGACAGAGAAGAAAGAATGCGCGCGAGCGCGCATTTCGATTGCATCGAATTTGGGATTTCCGAAAGACGGGTCGGTTGAGTTCAGCCCTTGGGCGTCCGTCATTCGTCAGTTCGCCCCTGGGAAAGATGTGGATTACGTGGCATCCGCGTTCAGAAAATGGTGCCACAGCAAGGGAATTGAGTTCGATGCTCCTACAATAGACAAAACCTTATCGGGCTTCTGTCGAAGCCAATCGAAACGGAGTGCCAACGCATGACAGCCCGATACGATATCTGCACTGGACGCGAAGACCGCGACGGAAAAACCCGCTGGACGAAGATTGGCGTGATGTTCCCTGCGAAATCTGGGGACGGGTTCGCGGTTAAACTTGATGCGTTGCCATTGCCGAATAAGGATGGCGACGTGTGGTTGAAGGCGTTTGTGCCACGCGAGAAGGACGATGCGCCCTCGCAGGAATCCAGGGTTCGCAGCGAGGTTGACCGGCACTTCGGTCGCCCCTCCGGACTGCCTGAGAAGCCCCGCAGTGGCGGGCCGCTTGAAGACGACTCAATCCCTTTCTAGGAACGCGCGATGGCTTGGCCTCAATACGTCGTCTGCGGGTATCTCGGGCTTCTGGCGGTAGGAGGGTTCTTCATTGATGGCCATGAGAAACGGGGCACCTATTCCGCTTCGGACTTTTGGCTGACGGCAGGCGCTTGGGCGTGGGTTCTCTGGATGGGAGGCTTCTGGAAATGACCGTTGACATCAGCAAGATACGTCCAGGGGATACGGTGACGGTGAGGGGAGAAGTCGTGAGCGTTTGGCGTTCGGGGCCGAATGTGAAGGTTGGCGGCGCGGAAGTTTGCCTTGCTGCGTCAGACATCATCTCCCACACCCCCGCTCCTCGTGAATGGAAAGTGGGGGATAGGGTTATGACGAAACAGAGCCTTTTGGTTTTCACGATTAAAGGAATCGACGGGGAATGGGCATGGCTGGGCGGTGAATCGTGGCCTGTCCGGCTTAATAACCTTGTGGAGTCCCCCTGATGGCTCGCGGCAGGCCCCGCAAAAAGGGGGAGCGATACCCTTCCGGCAAAATCAAGCCGGTTGCCAAGACATCCTATTGGCAGCGGGAGCTTGATGAACTTCGGAAGGGTTCGCGGGACCATCGCCTAGGCTCGCAACTTGGCATCCTCTGGCGCTCCGATGTCATCACACAGAATGCCTTCGATGCGGGGAGGCGGTTTGCTGACGCCAGGAAGGCTGCTGATGGCGCTTTAGGGCTGCCAAGCAGGGACGCACCCGCGCAGGACATCAATGCCGTCCACGGGGCTTCTAGTGCGGTGGAGACACCTGAGTCCGCCGCTCGCAAGGCAAGGGCGATTGCTGCCTACGATGCAGCAGAGGAAGCGGTAGGGCTCAACTCCCTACCCCTCCGCGCACTCCAGTGGGTTGTGATCTACGAGAGGCGTCCAGATGACTACGAGCAGTTGCTTGCCCTTTTCACGGGTCTGCAAAAGCTCATGAGCCATTATCGGATGCCTGGACAGGTAAGGCCACAGGAGAGGGCGGCATGAGTGAACCCAAAGGCGATAAGGTTGAAGAAAGTTTGGTGTCCGTAGCGTGGTATATCAACGTTTGTGGCATCGATTTTTTTCGTACACAGGAAGCGGCAGAGTGGACAACCGGACTATCTCGGTATGTGCGTACAAAGCTAGATGAATCTGAGACAGCGCTGCGTCTGACGCAGGAGTCGCATGACGAAACGAGGAGGGTTATCCGTGAGGCAGAAAAAGAATGGTGCGACAAGCACCCTCGTCCACAGGAAATAGAAGCCTGGACACTTGCGAAGCACCATGAATTTCGGTAGTCGGAAATTGATCGTGGCGCTTTGCGCCCTGGGGCAATCATGACAGACACGGATGATGTGCTCGCCCGCTCCAGTGAGATGCGGGCCGCGGTGGAAACGGCAGGGCATAAGTGCTCCAGCATTGATGAGAGCAAGGGCCATATCGAATTGTGGCTTGATGGCATCAAGGATGTCCCTGCGACTCTCACCTTGAACGAATGGGCTATCAACTCCCCTGAAGAGCGTAAGGCTCTCATCGCCGCTCGCATCAGGAATGCGGTAGTGATTGCGAGAAACCTCGCCTGAAAAACTTTCAACGGAAATCAAATGGCCAAGGGCGGCGCTAGGCCGGGTGCTGGTAGAAAGCCCGGCATCCCCAACAGGCGCACAGCAGAGAAGGCAGCGGCAATCGAGGCATCCGGTCTCACGCCCTTGGACTTCATGCTTGATACCCTGCGCAATGAAGGCCTTGATCTGATGACGCGCATGGACGCTGCGAAGAACGCCGCGCCTTACGTGCATTCCCGCCTGTCGTCCGTAGACATGAAGGCCAACGTCACGACGCGCTCTGTCATCCGTGCGCCCTCGCCGGCAAAGGACACAGACGATTGGAATACAACGTTATCTGGGAACCACAGCCCGGCCCCCAAACAGCACTGATCACATGCCCTGTGTTCGAGGTGTTCTTCGGGGGCGCTCGGGGAGGAGGCAAGACAGATGGCATGCTCGGGGAGTGGGCAAGCCATGCAGACCTCTACGGTGAGAATGCAATCGGCCTGATGGTGCGGCGGACTCGCACTGAGCTTGTGGAGACAATCGAACGAAGCCGCGTCCTGTTTACGCCCCTCGGGTGGACGTTTCAGGAGACCGACAAGATGTGGAGGAGCCCGGAAGGTGCCCGCCTCCGCTTCGCCTATCTAGAGCGTGATGCGGATGCAGACGCCTACCAGGGCCACAGCTATACGAGGGTGTATGTCGAGGAAGCGGGGACATTCCCTAGCTACAAACCCATTGCCAAGCTCATGGCAACTCTCAGGTCCGGGGCTGGTGTCCCGGTTGGCATGCGGCTTACAGGAAATCCTGGAGGACCCGGACACAACTGGGTGCGACAGCGTTACATTGACCCTGCGCCTGCGGGATTTCAGGTTATCCGTGACGAGCAAACACATCTCGAGCGCGTTTACATCCCTTCGCGTGTTCGAGACAACCGTTTCCTCGGGGAAGATTACGTCCAGAGGCTCAAGGCAGTCGGCTCCGAAACCCTCGTCAAGGCATGGCTTGAAGGGGATTGGTCCGTAATCGAAGGAGCGTTCTTTGACTGCTGGTCCTACGAGCGACACATTATCAAGCCCTTTAAACTGCCAACTGACTGGCTTCGGTTTCGAGCCGCAGACTGGGGAAGCGCGTCTCCATTTTCAGTTGGATGGTGGGCCGTTGCTGGTGACAAGTATGAGCTCGGAGGAGGTAGAAGCATTCCTCGCGGGGCTCTTGTACGTTATCGAGAATGGTACGGAGCGAGCGCCCCCAACGTCGGAATTAAACTGACGGCGGAGCAAGTAGCCAAGGGCATCCTCCAGAAAGAAGCGGGCGACACCATCACTTACGGCGTAATGGACCCCTCCGCCTTCGCTGTCGATGGAGGCCCCTCGATTGCCCAGATGATGGCGAAGGAAAAGGTCTTCTTCCGCCACGCTGACAACAAGAGGGTGAGCCAGAAGGGTGCCCTATCCGGCTGGGACCAGATGCGAACCCGCCTCGTAGGCGACGATGACGGGCACCCCATGCTCTTCGTCTTCGACACGTGCAGGGACTTCATTCGCACTGTCCCTGTCCTTCAGCATGATCCGGATAGGCCGGAAGACCTCGATACGGATGGCGAGGACCACGTTGCGGACGAAGCGCGCTATGCGTGCATGTCCCGTCCTTGGGTGCCCCTGAAGAAGGAGCCTCCGAAGGACCATCCTCCTGAGTTCCGCGCGGGGCCTGGCGGGAGCATCGTCGCCCCTGCCTTCGACATGCAGGAATATCTGGAAGCGAAGCGGAAGAAGCGAGCAAACGGGTTCTGACCCACTGGCAGCGTGCTGTCAGTTCAGGGGCCGCGTTGGGGAAACCTGGCGCGGCTTCTGCTTTATGCGAGTAGTCAATGGAAACCTCATCCGGCAACTTCGAGAGCAGGAAAGACGCCCTCGAAGACGGGGGAGGTGCGCCTTCCGCTAACTTGGTGAAGATGTGGCTTGCTGCGCTTGACGCGAGCACGAAGGAAGAGAAGGACTGGCGGCAGGACGCGGAGAAGTGCCTCAAGATTTATAGGGCTGAAGAGGCGACGGAATCGCAGACCTTCTTCAACATCCTGCATAGCAATACCGAGACGATCCTCCCCGCGACGTATAACAGCACCCCCGTTCCGGATATCAGGCGCAGGTTCAATGACCCGGGATACGAAGCCAAGCAGGTTGCAGACATTCTGGAGCGGGCTATATCTTATAGCCTGGACAGTTACGATTTTGACGGTCATATGCGGGCTGTCCTCTTCGATAGCTATGTCGCTGGCCGTGGTGTGTCTCGTGTCCGCTACGTGCCATACTTTACTGGTCCAGAAGAGCGAAGCGAGGGCGAGAGCGGCGCTCCTGAGGCGGAGCCCGAGCACGGAGACGGCACAGAACCCGTAGAGCCGGGGGAAACCGTCGCTTACGAAGAAGTCGTTTGCGAATACGTCCCTTGGAAGTCCTTCCGCCGTGGCCCCGGCCGCGTATGGGATGATGTCGCGTGGGTCGCATTCGAGCACTTCCTTTCCCGCGAGCAACTCACCGACATGAACCCCACTGCGGGGGCATTGGTCGCCCTCGATGCGGTGGTGAGTGGGCATAACGAAACGCAGGGCACGGACAAGTACGTCGGCACGGACAAGCCGCCTCAGTCGGAAATCTTCGGTCGCGCCCGTGTCTGGGAAATCTGGGACAAGGACTCGAAGGCGGTTCTCTTCATCGCGCCCGGCTGGGATAAGGAGCCGCTTCAGAAGGTTGATGACCCGCTGAAGCTGCAAGGCTTCTTCCCGATCCCTCGCCCTGTGCAGCCTCTTGCGACCCCCGGCAATCTCGTTCCGATGACGCCCTACAAGGCGTACATCAAGCTCGCGGAGGAACTGAACGATATCACCATGCGCATTCGCCGGCTCGTCCGGCAGTTGCGTGTGAGGGGCATCTACGCGGGTCCCGCACAGTCCCTTGAAGGCGTGATGAGCGCGGATGATGGGGAGCTCGTTCCCGCTCCGGGGCTGGAAGCCTTCATCGACGGTGGCGGGCTTGAGAAGGCAATTGCATGGTGGCCACTTGACCCGACTGTGAATGCCCTCAAGCAGCTTTACGAGCAGCGGGAGCAGGTCAAGCAGACGATCTACGAGGTGACGGGGCTTTCCGACATCCTGCGTGGCAACACGATGGCGAGTGAAACCGCCACTGCCCAGCAGATTAAGAGCCAGTGGGGTTCGCTTCGCATTCAGCGCATGCAGGCGGATGTTGCCCGCTTTGCCCGTGACCTCTTCCGCATGAAGGCGGAAATCATCTCGACCCGCTTTAGCAGCCAGCAGTTGATGATGATGACGGGGGTGCAGATCACCCCACAGGTTGAGCAAATCCTCCGTTCCGACCTGCTGCGTGCCTACAAGATCGATATCGAGTCGGACAGCACGATCCGCGCGGATCTGACGCGGGATAAGCAGGAGGTCAGCGAGTTCATCCAGGGCACGGCTGCCTTTGTGCAGGCGATTGGTCCTGCGATTATGTCGGGCGTCATCCCGAAGGAACTTGCGCTCAGCATCTTCGCCTCGTTCTCGCGGCTTCAGAGGCTCGGGAAGAGCGCAGAGGATGCGATTGACAGGGCGGAGGAAGCAGCCCGCGAAGAGGCTCAGCAGCCGCAGCAGCCCAAGCCGGACCCCGCGATGGCGAAGGTCCAGTCCGACGCCCAGCTTGCACAGCAGAAGATGCAGGCAGACGCCCAAATGCAGCAGGCGAAGTTGCAGGGTGAGCAGCAGATGCAGGCTGCGAAGCTTCAGGGCGAGCAACAGGCGGATGGGGCAAGGCTCCAGATCGAGGACAAGCGGGCGGAGCTTGAGCACCAGCGCGAGATTATGCGCATGGAAAAGGAATACGAACTCAAGGCTCAGCAGATGCAGGCTGAACATAGCCTGAAGCGGGACATGGCGAGCGCAGACATGCAGATGACGCATGAGAAGCACGCGATGGATACGCAGATGGCTTCCGAGAAGCACCAGAACGACATTGCGGTGAGCAGAGACAAGATTACGTCGGATGCGAAGCTTGGCCGTGAAAAGCTGATGATGGACTACAATGCTAAGAAGAAGGGTGGAGACCCCTCGCAGGAGGTGGAGTTCTCCGATCCCCTCGCGGAACTCGCCTCTGCGATGAAAGACCTCGCATCGAAGGAGAGCGAGACTGTCCAGACGATGCAGCAGGTTGTGAAGATGCTCGCGGCACCAAAGAAGGTCATCCGTGATGCGAATGGCCGGGTCGCAGGCGTGACCCATGAAGGGACGATGCAATGAGCATTGCAGATACCACTGAAAACGCGATCATGCTGTTGATCTTCAACGCAACCGCATGGGGCAACTACGCAGACAATGCCGCGACGACGCCGCAGACGAACGTTCATTGCGCGCTGCATACGGCAGACCCTGGCGATGCGGGCACGATGTCAACCTCGGAATCCGCCTACACCTCGTATGCGAGGGTGAACGTCGCCCGAACGTCAGGCGGCTGGACGGTGACGAATAACAGCGTCTCTCCCGTCGCGACAATTGCTTTCCCAGCGGGCACGGGCGGCTCGGGCACGGTGACTTACTTCAGCACGGGCAAGACGGGCGGCGGCGCGACTGCAATCCTCTTCTCCGGCACTTGTACTCCCAATATCGTGACCGGAAACGGCATTACTCCCCAGCTAACGACAGCGACGGCCATCACGTTGGATTGACGCGCTTTTCGGCTATTTGTACTCTCTACGTTAGTGTGTGGTGTTACGCTGCACGACGTAGGAGATGCGGATGCCGCGCAAGAGGGCGAACGGGATTAGTGACGCGCAGATCGTTGAAGCTTACGAGCGGATCAGATCAGCGCCCCGCGTTAAGGAAGAACTAGGGATTGGCATAGCGACCATCGGGCGGGTTCTCGCTCGGAATGGGATAGAGCGTACGGGTCTCGCCGAGTATCGCGAGACGATGAAGACGAAATGGGCTGGGAATTATCCCGGCAAGTACACGGGACCGACAGAACCGATTATCGCGATGTACCTCTCGGGGATGTCCCTGAAGACTATCGCGGACAAGATTGGGCGGACGACGCGGGTTACAGGACGCATCATAAAGGAAGCGGGCATCACTCGGCCTTACCAAGGCGCGGGGCCTATGGCTTCCGGCTGGTCCGGCGGCCGGCACGGTGCGGGAAGTGGGTACACGCGGGTTTGGGTAAGCCCGAATGACCCGCTCGCGGTCATGCGGAACGGGGCTGGTTACGTTCTGGAACACAGGCTTGTCTTGGCGAGGAAGTTGGGGCGGCCGCTTCTTCGATCCGAGACCGTGCACCACATCAACGGGGATACCGGGGACAATCGTCCGGAGAACCTGCAATTGCGACAAGGCAAACACGGCAAGCATGTCGTGATGTGCTGCCTCGATTGCGGGTCGCTGAACGTGGGGCCTCGGAGGATTTAGACGGGTAACGCATGGCAGCCTCCGAAGCCTTCCGCTGTTTGGATGAGCTGGACGTGGAAGGGATGAAGAAGGTGCATGCGCGGGTGTTCCCGCATTTGCCCATCGGCTCGGATGAGACGATCCTGAAGACGCTTCATATCGCGCGGACCTCCTGCGAAAAGCTCGCCTTCTGGAAGCGGGCCTATTCCCACTCCTGGCTTGAGGAGAGGAACCTTCCCTCCCGCCTGCCGGATCACCTGAAGAAGCGTGCGGATCGGCTTTATCCCCGCGTCGTGGGTGCGGTTGGGATCAGCATCAATTTCAAGGCTCCGGACCTGAAGCCTGCGGGTGACATGATTCAGTCCGCGATGAGCGCGGAGGTTGAGGACTGCTATGCGGATGGCAGGCAGGAACCGGACTACGTGAAGCCTCGCATGCTTGAGGCAGGCAGGAGTGAACGTCGCAAGCTCTTTGGTCGCTGGGGTGTCTGATGGCCTTCGACCCGTCAACCTATTCCGCTATCGAACTCGCGAAACTGGACATTGCGGGCAAGGCGAACGCCATTAGGGCGAAGGCTGGCGGGGACACGACGAAGCTTGAATACACGGTCGCGAACGTCCTGAACACCGCGCGTGACCTCGGCTATGCGGCAGCCTTGGTTGACGTGATGAATGCGAAGCCGGACCCTGCTGGGTTCAAGACAGCAAAGGATTACGTGACGGCTTGGGTCGCAGCGATCCAGGCTCTAGCCCCGCAGTTCCCAGCCTGACATGGCGACGAAGACATTCTACTTTTCGGACGTTCTCGCCACTGGCGCGAGCGTTCCATCCCTCAATGAGAGCAACGCTGGCATTACAGCGTCGAACTTGGGCGGGTGGGATACTTCCGGGTGGACGAATACGTCTACATCGCAATACGCGATGTACGCCTACTCCGCGTACGGGACGTCAAACGTCAGTTCGCATAGCACGACAGACCAGATTACGTCCGGGTCGAACACGGGGCCTGGTTGGAGCGGGCTCGACTACATCCGGACGGACAGTGCGTACACGGGCACATTCGCGTCTGGTACGTGGACCATCAATTTCAACGTCCTCGGCTCCGATCCGTCGAGCTCCTTCCACGTCAAACTGCGTGTGTGGCGATCTACGAGCGCGACGGGCGCCAGTCCGACATCTATTGATACATTCGAAGGGGCTACGCCGGGCACGCCCAATATCGTGCCCTACACCATCTCATGGTCCGCGCCGTCGATCACGCTGACCAACGAATATCTGTTCGTCCAGTTTGAGTTGCACTCGACAGTGATTTCCGGCGCAACGTCGGGGAATCAGGTCAACCTTCGCTCCTCGACTGTCCAGACGTGGACGACGACGAATTTCACTGCATCCAGCGGGTCCGTAGGCGCGGCTGCGGGCACGGGCGCGGCATCAGGAACCGGAAAGGCGATTGCCAATTCGCCCGGCTCGGCTGCGGGTGTCGGCGCTGCAACGGCAGTCGGGAAATCAACGGCTGCATCCCCCGGTTCGGCGGCTGGAACTGGCACCGCAACAGGCGTTGGGAAGGCAATTGCGAATAGCCCCGGCTCCGCAGCGGGCACGGGCACGGCAACGGGTGTCGGCGCAAGCACTGCGGCTTCACCTGGCTCTGCGGCAGGCGTAGGGGCTGCGAGCGGCGTAGGAGCCTCGACAGCGGTATCTCCGGGTGCCTCGGCTGGCGTAGGAGCCGCAACGGGTGTTGGCGCCTCTACGGCGGCCTCTGCGGGCTCGGCAAGCGGTACGGGTTCCGCCTCGGGCATCGGCAATGCGCTAGCCCCCGGCGCTGGCGCGTCATCGGGCACGGGCAGTGCGAGCGGTACGGGTGCCTCCACGGCTGCGGCGGTGGGCTCTGCTGCGGGTGTCGGCGCCGCGACTGCGACAGGGGCGAGCACTGCGGCGTCTGTCGGCGCGGCAGCCGGTGTCGGTGACGCCTCTGGGGTGGGCGCTACTGCGGGCTCATCTCCTGCGGATGGCTCGGCAAGTGGCGCGGGTTCCGCCTCCGGTGTTGGTGCGAGCATCGCATCTGCGGATGGCGCCGCCTCTGGCACGTCCAATGTCATCGCGGTTGCCTTCGTTGCCTCTACGGCGGTCGAAAGCACGGGCGGTGGTGGGGGAGGAGGCAGGAAACAGGGCGGCGGCAGGGTTCACCGGGAGACCCGTGGTTCCGCAAAGGTCACGACGGCTGTCACGGATGAGGAGCTTCGCACTCTCTACAATCGCATCATGGGCATTGCTGCCCCGGATGTGGTGGAGAAGGTCGAAGAAGCGGTCGCCCCGCATGCAGAATCGAAGGGTGAAGCCCTAGAGCCTCTGAATATCGACTTCGCTTCCCTCGCGAGAGACCTGGAAGCGGTCCAAGTCCTGTTTGAGGCAATCAGGCAGGCGGAAGAGGACGAGGAAGACGCAATCATCGCGCTTCTCGCAGCATAGGACGACGATGCCGAAATACATCTGGAAAGAGGGGCAGTTCGTCAGCCCCTCGACGGGGGAGGCTATGGCTATCCCCGAACGCCCTTTGCAGTGCCCGACGGTCATTGGCGACATCCCCGCCTACAAGTCGCCTGTCACGGGTGAGTGGGTCGATGGAAGGCGGGCACGTCGATACGACCTCGAAAAGCACGATTGCGTCGATGCGGGCGACTTCCCCCGCAAGAACGGCGGCAAGGTCAAGTCGAAGAAGTTCGCAGCCAAGCACAATCTGCCTTGGCAGGGCGACTAACCCAGGAGCATCCATTGTCAGAGCTTGAGACGGGCACGGTGGAAACCGCCAGCCCTGCGGAAGCTGTTGTTGAGACGGTCGCAGCCCCGGAAACGCAGGTTGCGGAGACAAAGCCCGACATAGATGCCGAACTTCTGGCGATCTACAACAAGAACCATCCTCCCCGCGCGACTGATGGCAAGTTTGCCCCGCGCAACCCGGTCGAGCCCGCCAAGGATGGCGTAGAGGCTCCCGCAACAGAGATTGAAGGCCAGCCCCCGAGTGAGGCGACGGCGGAACCGGAAGCACCGGCCATCCCCGCGCCCAATTCGTGGCCTGCGGAAATGAAGGCGAAGTGGGACACGCTTCCACCCGATGCGAGAGAGTATATCGCAAAGCGGGAAAGCGAATCCCACAGTGCCATCAGCCGCTTGGGGCAGCAGGTCTCCACGTATAAACCCGTCGCGGAGGTGCTGGAACAGAACAGGACGATTTTCGAGCGCAACGGCATGGACTATCAGACGGGCATCAAAACCCTTCTGAATGCCCAGGTCGCGCTTGAGACGAACCCCGTTCATGCCATCCAGCAGCTAGCGCAGGCTTACGGCGTAGACCTCGGAGCGTTCTCTGGAAGCCAGCAGGCTGACGGGGGAGGTCAGATCAACCTCCTTCAGCGGCAGATTGCGGACCTACAGAGACAGCTACAGGACACCTCATCCCGTGTGATGTCGCGTGAGCAGCAAGAGCAGCTTACGCAACAGCAGGCGCTAGAGGCCCAGGTCAACGACTTCCTCAAGGACAAGCCCGACTTCGCCAAGATTGAAGACGACGTTCTCGCCATCCTTCCTGCCATCAGAGCAAAGCAGCCGGGACTCTCCCCCAAGGAAGCCCTCGCGAATGCTTATGAACAGGCGCAATGGCTGAACCCGGAAACCCGCGCGGCGAAACTGGAGGCGGACCGCAAGGCAGCGGATGCGAAGGCGGCTGAAGAAGCGAAGAAACGCGCTTCGGAAGCCAAGAACGCAGGACGTACCAACGTCAAGACGACTGCACCTGTCAGCGGTAGGTCCGCATCATGGGAAGACGAGATGATGGGCATCTACAGGCGCAACCACGGAAACGCTTGAACCCATAGCACAGAGGAGGAGATGCAATGGCATCCCCCAATGCTACCTTTACGGAAATGGTCACCACGACCTACCGTAATCACTCCAAGGAACTGACTAACAACGTAAGCGCCAACAATGCCCTGCTTCACCGCATGCGCGACAAGGGCATGATCAAGACGAAGCCCGGTGGTTATTCCATCGTGCAGGAACTCGACTACGGCACGAATGCGACCTACCAGCGCTATTCCGGCTATGACACCCTGAACGTCAACGCTTCGGATGTCATCACTGCCGCTGAGTATGCGTGGGCGCAGGTCGCGATTCACGTCACCGCTTCCGGTCGCGAACTCCGCATGAATAGCGGCCCGCAGGCGATGATCGATCTCGTCAAGTCGCGTATCACGAACGCCAATCGCAGCGCTGCGAACCAGTTCTCGATTGACCTCTACTCGTCCGGTTCCCTCACGAACCAGATCGGTGGCCTTGGCGCGATCATCACCACGGATGGCACCGGCACTGTCGGCGGCATCAACTCGTCCACCTACTCGTGGTGGGCGAACCAGTTCCAAGAAATCGCGGGGACAAACGCGTATACTGGAACCACGGAACTCCCGACCAACATCGTCTCGGGCATGAACAAGCTGTGGGTCAAGTGCGTTCGCGGCCGGGACAAGCCCGACCTGATCGTTCTCACCCAGGACTTCTATATCGGCTATGAGGGTTCTCTCCAGAATTTCCAGCGTTATGCCGATAGCAAATCCGCAGCGGCCGGCTTCGAGTCCCTGAAGTTCAAGACGGCGGATGTCATCTTTGATGACAATTCCAACTTCTCGACCACGGGCGAGATCGGCTACTTCCTGAATACGGACTACCTGTTCCTTGTTGAGCATCCTGAAGCTCGGTGGACCCAGGACGATGACAAGATTCCTGTGAACCAAGACGCGGTGATCGTTCCGATCTACTGGATGGGCCAGCTTGTTTGCAGCAACCGCGCCCGTCAGGGCCGTCTGCTCGACGCATCGTAAGCTGAAGGAGACACGACAATGGCTGGTTTCGTAGTTGGAGCCAATACCTCGGGCGTCTATTCGCCCGCAGGCAACACGGCGGAATACGGGCAGACGCACAAGCTTGGCGAGGTCATGACGACCTACGACGGCAAGCGCTGGCTGTTCGTCTCCGCCTCGACCTCCCTCACCTCCTATCAGGTGGCTGCGGTCACGTCGTCCGGTTACGCCGTTCCTGTTACCACGGCCCTTGGGTCGAGCGGTATCAACAAGGTTGGCGTTGCCCAGAACAACATTTCCAGCGGTAGCTGGGGGTGGATTCAGATTCTTGGCGGCTGCACCCTCTCGGTGCTTTCGACTTGCTCGTCCAAGGTCGCGCTGTTCACGTCCGGCACCGCCGGTTCGCTGGACGACACGACGTCGACGGTCAAAATCGCCGGAATCTATATCGAGGCGGACATCACTGCTGCGGCGAATACCGCTGCTGTGATGGTCATCGAGCCCTACGCGGCTCTCTAACACGACGGGGGGGAGCAATGGCGCTCCCCCCTTTCCAACCCAGAGGTGTCACTTGAAAATTGCGGTACTGACGCCATGCCACTATGGCAACGTCAACGTGTACTTCGCAATCAGCCTGATCTCCGCATTCACCCGTGTGAAGAAGGCGGAGGCGACCTTTTTGTCCAGCGTCGGAAGTTCCATGCTTCCCCACGCGCGAAACATGCTCGTAGCCCAGGCCATGCATTGGGGTGCGGACAAGCTGATCTTCATTGACGATGACATCAGCTTCGACAGTGAGAGTTTCCAGCGGCTTTGCCTGCACCCCGAACCCATCGTGGCGGGGACGTACCAGAAGAAGCCGCATGACGTGCATGCTGCTCCCGACCTCGCCCTTTCCGCCCTGCCAGAGGGGCTGAACCCGGATCATCGGGGGCTTGTGGAGGTGGACGGGGCTCCGACAGGCTTCATGCGGGTGGACCGCGGGGTTTTCGAGGAGCTGAAAAGCACATGCATGAAGATGTGCGACGATGCGATGCCGCCCGAGCATGAGGCGGAACTCTACCAGTATTTTGAGTTCACGACGATGCAGAAGGAGAGAGGGGTTTTCACGGCTGGTGAGGACTACGCCTTTTGCAGGAAGGCTCGCAAGGCAGGCTTCCGGACGTGGATCGACCCCACGATGAAGCTCGGGCACCACGTCGGACAGTTCAGGTTCGGCGCGAGCCTCGGCAATCTACCCCTTCTCTGAGGACATCACATGGATAACCCGTTCGGAACGCCAACCCAGAAGGCGGATGTCCGCCCCATCCGCTTCTACCAGAAGTTCATCGAGCAGCCTGATGGCACTGTCCGCGCCATCGATTGGGTAGAGTACGCAGCCCGTGGACAGGCGAAGTTCACCGTCACCCCCGCCCGCATCTCCGACGTGCAGAAGTCGATTGACGGGACGTGGGAATGCCTTGAGCCCCATTACGACGCATGGAAGAAGGGCAACGAGGCGCCTGTCTCGGGAACCCCGCTTGCTGCATGGTCTGGGGTGAGCCCTGAGCTTGCTGCGGTGCTGAAGACAAAGGACATCCTCACCGTTGAGGACATCCGCGACATGACGGAAGCGCAGATCGAGAAGTCCGGCATTCCGGGGATGCGGCTCATCCGTGACCAGGCGAAGGCTTGGGATGCGTCGAAGGACAGCAGGCGCACGGAAATCGCCCTGACGAGCCTTCAGGATGAGAACTCCGCGCTCAAGGCCCAGATGGAAGAAATGAAGCGAATGATGCAGTCGCTTGCGGGGGCCGACGAGGAGGCCCCGCGCCGCCCCGGCAGGCCCCGCAAGGATGCGGAGGTTGCCGCCTGATGGCCACCATCCGAGACCGCATGGAAAAGCGGAATGGGTGGGTTTGGCCGAAGATTGATACGCAGTGTTTCGACTTCTCCTTCAACGAGGAGCCGGAAATCCCCGCGTGGGTCATGGGCTTCGTCCCAGGACGCAGGACTGTGGTCCAGGCGGGGGGAAACTGCGGCCAGTACGTGGCGGAATATTGCAACTTCTTCGAACGGGTCATTACCTTCGAACCAGAGGCGGCAAACCACTTCGCGCTTGTTGCAAACGTCGATGCTGACAACTGCTATGCCTTCCGCGCAGCCCTCGGGGCGCTCCCTGGCGGCTCTGCTCTCCTCGACGCCGGCAAGAACATCGGCGCGCATTACATCGCAGCGAATGGGCCGATCCCGACCCTGCCGCTGGATGCCTTCCGGCTTGAAGAGGTGGACCTGATCCATCTCGACATCGAGGGCTACGAAGCCTTCGCCCTCATCGGGGCGAGGGACACGATTGCGCGGTGCAAGCCGTGGATTGCGCTTGAGGATAGGCGGGGGCATTCCCTCCGCTACCAGATGCCGGAATCCTCGCTCGGCGACCTTCTCCGCTCCTACGGCTACGAACAGCATGCGACCTACAAGCATGAAGTGATCTGGAAACCCACCTAATGTCCCTTCTTACGCTCGTCCAGGATGCAGCGACCCTTGTCGGGATCGAGGCACCCTCCGCAGTCGCGTCTGCAACGGACGTGACGACGGCCCAGCTGCGTGTTCTCGCGCAGCAGGAGGGGGATGAGCTTTCCCGTGCCTTCGACTGGAGGCGCCTGAAGGTGCAGGCGACGATCACGGGGGATGGAACGACGGAATATTGGGACTTGCCTGATGACTTCGACAGGCAGATGGCGGGGGACAATCTCTGGCTGACCTCCGCCCCCCTGATCCCCTTGTCCGGCCCTGTGTCGGATGAGGAAATGCTTGCGATGAAGTCCGCACCCGCCCGTCCCATTCGCCCGATCTGGAGGTATTTCGGGGACCAGTTGCAGATATGGCCGTACCTGACGAGCACGCAGTCTTGCAGCCTCGAATATCGTTCGAGCCATTGGATTTCCTCCTCCGATGGGGACACGGTTCGCGCTCGCTGGCAGGCGGATACGGACTATGCACTTGTGCCTGAGCGGATCATGACGCTTGGCCTGATCTGGCGCTGGAAGAGGGCGAAGGGGCTGGACTACGCGGAGGAGTTCAACACCTACCAGATGGAGAGAACAAAGGCGGAACGCGCGGATGGTGGCTTCCGCACCCTGCATGCGAAGGAAATTTTCACGCGCGACAGCCTGACTGGTCGCAAGAATATGTACAGCGTCGTGATTGCGCCATGACAACGCTCTTTCTCGATACGGAGTTCAACGGGTTCGGCGGCGAACTCCTCTCCATGGCGCTTGTCAGCGATGAGGGGCACGAGTTCTACCAGGTCGTAGAGACGGACAAGCCCTTCAATGCGTGGGTTGCGGAGCACGTCGTTCCGAAGTTCGGCAGGCCCGCTGTTCGCCCTGAACTCTTCCGCACGCGGCTGCATGGGTTCCTGCGGCTCTTCAAAGACCCGCTGATCGTCGCGGACTGGCATGCGGATTTTGCGCATTTCTTCGACGCCTTCCACGGGGAGGATTACACGAAGAGCCTCGACTACTCATGCAGGACGCGCCTGCTGTCCGGCAAGTCCGATATCAAGCCGGCCAACCCTCACAATGCCCTGTCCGACGCCATCGCGCTTCGTGACTGGTACATGAGGCGCACCTGATGCTCGCCCAGCGGCAGAACACCCACAAGACGAAGGTCGCGAGGGGGGCAACCTTCCCCGCGCCGACTGCGGGATGGTATGTAGGAACGAACCTCGCCGCCGCCCCGCCGATGACGGCGTATCAACTCGACAACTTTTTCCCCAATCAAGACTATTTGCGCCTTCGCAAGGGATCTTCGCAATATGCTGTTCTTACAGGCGCTTCCGCCGACACAGTGCAACATTTGTTCACCTATGAAGCGGGGGCGACAAGCAAGTTATTCGGGACGACGGGCACCGCCATCTGGAACGTCACGGGTGGGGGAACGATTGCCTCCGCAGACCTGACGGGGCAGACCTCGGGAGACTGGCAGTTCGTCCAGATGACGACGACGGGAGGCGTGTATCTCCGTGGCGTCAATGGCTCGGATGCCCCCCAGGTCTATGATGGCTCCTCATGGTCCACAGCCCCCGCAATTACGGGGAGCGGGCTTACTGCTTCCGACCTGAAAGCGGTGTGGCTCTTCAAGAACCGCCTGTACTTCATCGAAAAGAACAGCCTCTCCGCATGGTATCTCCCGGTCGATAGCATCGGGGGCACCGCGACAGAGTTCCCCATGGGAGGCGTCTTCGCCCTCGGTGGGAACCTGATCGCGGGGGCTTCGTGGTCCATCTCCGCGAATAGCGGCCTGTATGAGACCTGCGTTTTCATTACGGACAAGGGGGAAGTCGCGGTTTACGACGGGTCGTATCCTGGCGATACGGCGTGGGCTATCAAGGGAAAGTATTTGATCGGCAAACCCCTTGGCCGCGACTGCATTCTGCGCACGGGTGGCGATCTCGTCATCATGACGGAAGACGGCATGGTGCCAATGTCCAAGGTCATGACGCTGGACAGGATTGCCCTCGCGAACGAGGCGATTACCCAACCAATCGCGCCTGAGTGGCGGCGAGCAGTCCTCGCCCGCGCGGGGTTCACAGGCTGGTCGCTTTGCGTATGGCCGACTGAATCCCTCGGCATGGTCATCCTGCCGCAGCTTGATAGCAACGACACCTCGCAGTTCATCGTCAACATGCGCACGGGTGCATGGTCCCGCTATCAGGGCTGGGACGTGCATTGCGCCCGCGTTCTCAACAACAACCTCTACTTCGGAACGTCCGATGGACGGGTGATGCAGGGGGAGACGGGCGGCAAGGACGACGGCAACCTGTATTCCGCCAAGTGCATTCTTTCATGGTCCGACCTTCAGGCGGGGGCCAACCGGAAACAGGTCAAGGCGCTTCGCCCCGTCTACAGGGCAACGGTGGATGTCTCCCCGACTGTGGAAGTCCTGACGGACTATTCCGCGACGACGAACCCGCCTCCCTCTGCCTCTACGGCGGTCCTGTCGGGGGCGGTATGGGGCACTGCGGTATGGGGCACGGACAAGTGGCCTGGGACGTTGTTCCAGAAGGCGGAATGGAAGTCCGTAACTGGCTTCGGCGTGGTTCTCGCGCCCACCTTGCAGATTTCCGTCTCCTCGACGGCAAGCCCTGACTTCCGCATGCAGCAGATGGATGTGCTCTACGAGGTCGGGGGCGCCCTTGGATGAGGATTGAGCGGAACAACAAGGACGCCGCTTACATCGTCGAACAAGTCCTGAGGACGAAGCTCTGCGCCCCCTTCGAGGGGCTTTGCGTGATGGGCGAAGATGATTTCCCGTATGGCGTTGTCGTCTTCAACGACTACACGGGCGAGAACATCGAGTTGACGGGCGTGGGGCGGGGATGCTGGTCGCCCAAGGTCATCCGCGACCTTGCCCGCTATGTCTTCTGCCAACTGAAGGTCCGCAGGGTCACGGCTCGCACCGCAGTGAGCAACGAGAAGGCGATACGGGCTCTGGAGCGCATGGGTTTCGTGCGCGAAGGGGTCGCCCGGCAGTGGTTCAACAGTGAAGACGCAATCTTGTTCGGACTGTTGAGAGATGAACAGAGGCTCGTGAAGCTATGAAATCACCCTCCCCGCCGGACCCTTACGCCACTGCGCAGGCGCAGTCGCAGATGAACAAGGACACGGCGACCTATCAGTCCGGCCTGAACATGGTCAATCAGGTCACGCCCTACGGCAACCTGACCTATTCCGGCAAGAACGATGGTCAGCCGGGGAGCGCGACGGCAACAACGAGCCTTTCGCCCATCCAGCAGACCTTGCTGGACCAGTCGCAGCAGGCGGACCTGAAGCAGAACCAGATTGGCCTGAACCAGCTTGATAAAGTTGGTGGCATCCTCTCCAACCCGGTCGATTTGAACAACACGGCGACGGAGGACAGGCTAGACCAGCTAGGCAAGGCGCGGCTTGACCCGCAGTTCGCGCAGCAGCGGCAGGCGCTTGAGCAGGACTTGATGAACCGGGGCGTCGGCATCGGCTCGGAAGCCTATTCCAACGCGGTGAAGTCCTACGAGCAGTCGAAGAACGACGCATACAACCAGCTTTACCTGAACGGTCGCCAGCAGGCGGTGCAGGAGGCGCTGACGGAGCGCAATCAGCCCCTCAACGAGATTACGGGCCTCCTCAATGGCCAGCAGATCAGCCTTCCGCAGTTTCAGCAGACGCCGCAGACGCAGGTTGCGAACACGGACCTGTCCGGCTTGGTCATGCAGGCGGCGAAGATGAAGCAGGACAGTGCGAATGCGACGGCGGGCGGGCTGTTCGGGCTTGGGGGCGCGGTGCTCGGTGGGGCTACGAAGCTCGCGGGCGGACCGCTGACGCTGTTCGGTAGCAAGCTTTGGTAAGGGGCTGAACGATGGCTGATGTTGCTACGGACGCCCTCCCGACCCTGACCCCTGACAGCATCAAGCGTCGGCGCCTGCTCGCCGAACTGATGATGAAACAGGGCATGGACTACAGCCCCGTGCAGTCCCCCTGGCAGGGTGCCGCCCGCATGGCGAATGCGCTGATGGGCGGGCTTGTGGAGGGCCAGACGGACCAGATGGAAGCGGCGGGTTTGAAGGCTGCAAACAAGCAGTTCTCAGATGCCATCGGCGGCTCCCTCGGCGCGTCCCCCGCTCCTGCGCCTGCACCTTCCGCTGAAGCCCAGCCCCCTTCCCGCGCCCTTCCTGCCTTCGCCTCGGATGTCACGGGCGGCATCAACGCAGCCACGGCAAAGTACGGGCTCGACCCGACCTATCTGCCCACCACGGCAGCCATCGAGAGCAAGGGCAACCCGAACGCATCGAACCCCAATTCCTCCGCGAAGGGGCTGTTCCAGTTCATCACCAGCACGGGCCGGCAGTACGGGCTGACGAATCCCTTTGACCCTGCCGCCTCTGCGGATGCGGCTGCGCGCCTCGCCCTCGACAACAAGAAGGCGCTTGTGGCAGCGCTCGGGCGTGAGCCGACCCCTGCCGAACTCTACCTCGCCCACCAGCAGGGCGGCGGCGGTGCGGCGAGGTTGCTTGCGAACCCCTCCGCTCCTGCGGCGTCCATCGTCGGTGCTGATGCGGTTCGCCTGAATGGCGGAACCCCCGGCATGACGGCCGGTGACTTCGCCAACAAGTGGCTGTCCAAGTTCAACAGCGCGGCGGGTGCGCCTGCCCAGTCTGCCCCTGCGGCAGCCTTCGCAGCCCAGCCCGCACCCACCCCCGCAGAAGCGGCCACACAGCCCTCCCAGCCCGCTCCCAACCCCACTGCGGATGCAGGCAATCCCATCCCCCCGCAGATCGCCGCAGGCGTGCAGAAGGCAGCCGCAGACCCCCGTGTCATGCAGGCTGCACAGGCGACGGCACAGACCCCGCAGGGACAGGCGCTTGTCCAGCAGACGCAGGGGATGAACGCAGCGGGCATCGTCGCGGCTCTCTCCAACCCCTGGCTCAATGACGGGCAGAAGTCAGTCCTGCTCATGGTGCTCAAAGACAAGATGGGCAGCCAGTACGGGTTCCAGGTTGCCGGCGATACGCTCTATCGGACGAACAACCGCAGCGGCACGGCGGAGGCGGTTCAGAACGTCGGCAAGCCGGAGGTGAAGCAGGGGGCGGATGGAAGCTGGTACGAGTACGACCCCCGCGCGCGCGGCATGAGGGACATCACACCCGATGGCGCTCGCGGCGGGTCTCGACCCATGACGGATGAGGAGCGGGCCGCGTATCGCGTTCCCAAAGACCTCCCCGCCTTTATCGACCTTAAGACGAAGACCCCGCATTTCGGGGCCCCCGGCGTCCGTGTCGATATGTCCCCCGGTTCCGGTCAGCAGGTCTTCAAGGAAGTGTCCGACCGCGCCGGCGAGGCTCGCGCGGCAGCCGAAAGCCTCCCGGCGTTCCAAGAGGCTCGCAGGCTTGTCGGTAGCGGCAACATCGTCCTTGGTGCGGGCGCTGATACCCGCGTTGCCATGCAGAAGGTCGGAGCCCTTTTCGGCCTCGATGCAAGTGCCGCTTCCAACTCCGAGACGTTCCGTGCCGCCATCGCCCCGACCGTCCTGTCAATGGTCAAGGGCCTTGGCGCGGGGTCCGGTATCTCAAACGCAGACAGGGAATTCGCGGAGAAGGCTGCGGGCGGCAACATCACGCTTGAGCCGCCCACCATCAAGCGGCTTTTGGACATTGGCGAGAAGGCGGCGCGTGCCCGCGTCGATGCCCATAACAAGATGATTGACGAGGTGTACCCGGAGGGCGACGACACGCGGCAGGTGCGCTCCCTGTTCCGCGTCACGCCCCGCCCGTACACCCCCCCAGAGCCGGAAGCCCCGCAGGCTGCGCCCGTCCGCAAGACGGTGAACGGCAAGGATTACGAGCAGCGTAACGGGCAGTGGTACGAGGTGAAGTGATGGCCGATAAGCCTGTTACTGACCCCGAACTGCTAAAACTCCTCAACGGAGACAATGCTGCTCCCGTATCGGACCCGGAGGTGCTTCGCCAGTTGAACGGCGGCGCAGCGAAGCCGGTATGGAGTGGTTCCGTCCTCCCCGTATCGAAGGACGCTAGCGGGGCTGTCCACTTCGACAGCAATGCCGGCATTCTCGGTATGGCAAAAGGCATCGTGAATTCCGGTATGCGAGTCTTCCAGACGCCGCATGATGTCTATTCCGGCAAGATCGACCCGAAGAGCGACGAAGGCATTGCCCGTGCGGCGGAGATGGCAACATGGCTGTCCCCCACAGGTGCGGCAACACGCGCGGGGTCTAAGTTCGTTCCTGGCGCTTCGCTCGCGGTGAAACCCGGTGAGGCGGCAGTTCCAACCCAGCAGCAGTTGAAGGACGCGGCGCAGGCGGGGTATACTCGCATGCGAGCCCTTGGGGTTGACTATGCCCCGGAAGCAGTTGCGGAGCGTACCGGAGAGATTGGCCGGCAGCTTGCAACAGGTGGGTTCACCGAGCGCACTGCGCCCAATACCGTTGCTGTGTTGAGGGAACTTGCGAATGGGCCGAAGCCTGGTCCCGGTGACAAAGTTATCGTCCCCCTTAGCGGTCTCGCGGACGCCCGCGCCGAACTCGGAGCTATCGCGGGTGGCGGAGACAGGGACGCAGCCGGGGCCAAGGTGGCGAAGCGCCTCATCGAGGACTTCATTCAGAACCCTCCTGAGAAGGGTGTTGTGGCTGGACCCGCTTCCGAAGCCAGTCGAGAGCTATTCGGCGCCTCAAGCAACTACGCTGCCGCCAAGCGTTCCGAAGACATCAGCGGCATTGGAACACGCCAGCAGCGCCGCGCTGCCGCCGCAAATTCCGGTCAGAATATTGACAACGCTATCCGAAGCCGAGTGGCAAGCACTCTCGACAAGCTCGAAGAGCGAAACGGTGGCGGTTACACCCCCGCAGAACTCGCAGCCCTAGACCAGATCGTCACGGGCACCAAGACCCGCAATATCGCCCGCGAAATCGGCAACCTTGGCGGTGGCGGTGGCGGGCTTGGCATGACGGCACTGTCGGGTATGGGCGGCGCTCTCGGGGCTCTCGGGGGCGGTGCTCCATGGGCTGCCGTTGGCGCGGTCGCTCCCCCCATCGCCGGGAGGCTCGCGAAGATGCTCGCCAACGGGCTTACGGAGCGTGAGCTTGCGGCGGTCGATGCGCTCACCCGCAAGCGGTCCTCGCTCTACGAAGAGATGGCGAAGAACCCCCCGATGGTTCCCACAGGAGACCCGGAGATGAGGACAGCCCTCATTCGGGCGCTGATGGTGAACTCCGCAAGGCCCTCTTCTGCGAATTGATCCGCCGCATCTTGGCGTTGTGACATTCCTTGCAGACGCGCCAACCCTGCTTCGTGACGTAGGTGTTCGCTTCTGTCAGGGCGTGCCCCTTGGAACAGTGGGTCTTCGCCGCCGCCTTGCGCTTCCGAACCGCAGGGCCAAGACCAATGAGATGTTCGGTCGCGTATCGCCGTTCTTTCGAGACTACCTTATCGTATGACAGCCCGGCTGCTGCGCGCTCGACAATGGTGTCGGTCTTCTGATTGGCGATCTCGGCTAGTTCAATAGCGCGGTACTTCACGCCTTCAATAACCACGTAAACGGCGTCTCGGCGGTTCCGCTGTTGGACCTTTCTGTCAGCCCACCGGCAATTATCCGGAGAGTACGGCCCGTCATTGTCGATGCGGTCAAGAGTATGCTGTTGGGTTGGCTTTGGCCCCATGTCTGACTCGAACGTCTTAAAACTCTTCCACCTGTCACAAACGTAAATGCCGCGAGCCCCGTAACCCTTGAACGCCGGGTATTTCGGGTTCTCGCAACGCTGTCTCATCGACCACCAAGTGTAGAACAGTGCGGGCTGCTGCTTGAAGGGCATGCAGAAATCCTCCGTTTGATCTCGGAGGATACTACCGCTTTGTGCCACGCAATGCAAGCGGAGGACTATCAGTGCCCCGAAATTCTAGCGGTACGGCAAGTCAGCCGGCATCCACGTCGGCGGTTGCTGGCGCAACGATTGACCCGGATGCCTTCAACACGCTCATTTCCGACGTATACTCCGAACTCACGGCCTCTTTGCCTGTGAATGGCAGCAAGGGCATGACGGCTGCCCTTCCGATTGCGGATGGGACAGTCTCAAGCCCCGCCATCCAGTTCACTTCGGACACCAATACCGGCATTTATAAGACGGCCTCGGGCATTGGCATCGCCTATGATGGCTCGCTTGTGGCGGAGTTCACAGCGGCTGGCGGGCTCAATGCCTCGGGCGTGGCCTACGCAGCCCCCACGATTGCATGGACGGATGTCGCCTCCGCCACCACGACGGACCTGGGCGCGCAGGCGAACGAAGCCATCCGCATCACGGGAACGACCACCATCACCGGCTTCGGCACGGTGGCGAGTGGGACGACCCGGAAACTCCGCTTCGCGGCAGCCCTCACGCTTACCCACAACGCAACCTCGCTCATCCTCCCCGGCGCTGCCAACATCACCACGGCAGCCAATGACACGGCGATTGCTGTCTCCCTCGGGTCCGGCAACTGGATTGTCGTAGCGTACCAGAGGGCATCCGGCCTCGCGCTGACATCCTCCCTTCCCACGCAGACGAGCAATTCCGGCAAGGTTCTGACGACGGACGGAAGCTCCGCCTCTTGGACGGACCCGACCGTCGCGAACTGGGGCGTCCGCGTGTGGGGCTCCTTCGACTATCGGACGGGCTCGCTTGCCGCGTCGAACCTGAAGCGCTGCACCCTCGCGAGGAACAGCACGGGCAACTATACGGTCACGTTCGATACGGCGTTTTCCGGTGTCCCCGCCTTCGTTCCGCGCGGCATCCAGCCTCGCTGCGAACTCATCTCCATCAGCACGACCAACTGCAACTTCCGCACGCTCGATGCGGTGGGAACGCTCACCGACGACTACGTGACCTTCATCGGGGTGGGGTGACGCCATGAGCAACCCTGTCACCGTCTCCCTGCGCGCATCGAGCAATCGCCCTGCGCAGAGCATGTCCTCGGAAGAGAGGGACCAGGTTGACTGGTCGAAGCTGACGAACGTCCCGTCCATCACTGCGGGGTCGGGTCTCACGGGTGGAGGCCCCCTGACGGCTGACGTGACCCTCGCGCTTCAGGCGGGGACGATCCAAAACTCCTCGCTTGCCTCGATGGCAACGAAGACGATCAAGGGCAACTCGACTGCCTCCACGGCTGCCCCTACGGACCTCTCCGTTTCGACCTTCTCCGCAATGGTGGAGGCGATCAATACGGACGTGGATGCGGGCACGGCAACGAACTCCCTCATTACCCCGCGCAAGCTCAAGCGGGGCTACACGAACAGCCCGTACTATGTCGCGACGGGCACGGGAGCACAGACGCGCGCTCCCCGCGAGAAAGCCCGCGACATTATCCATGTCTACGACTACCTGACATCCACGGAGCTTGCGGATGTCATCGCAGGTACAGCAACGAATGACCATACCTCCTCCGTCCAGAACGCCATCAATGCGGCGGCGGGTGCGAAGCTCGATTGGGGCACGGGGACGTATTCCGTCACCACTCTTTCGGGTGTCAGCAACACCGTATGGCTCGGATCTGGTGCGGGCGGGACGCTCATCAAGAAGCGGGGTTCCTCCGATACGGACCTGATCGCCTTCAACACGAAGTCCAATTTCCGCATCGACGGACTCACCTTCAGCAATGAGGAGGTGTCCAACTCCAACGGGAAATCCGTCCTCGCCTTCGCAAGCTGCTCGCAGTTCGTCGTTCAGCATTGCTACGTCCAGAAGTTCACGAAGATCGGAGTGGCGCTGAACAACTGCACTTATGCATGGGTGCGGGCGAACAACGTCATCAAGACGACAGCTTCGACCGTCGCTTCCAACAATGCAATCAGCCTGGATGATAGCGCGGGTCGCGGGTCATACATCTGGGTCACGGACAACATCTGCACGAATGCGGGCATCATCGTCCATTGCGACCATGCGCACTTCTCCGGAAACAGGATTTCCGGCTGGAAGTACGGCGCTGGCATCGCCATCGGCTACAGCGTTGCCTACGGGGCGTCCCTCTATAACAACGTCATCGGGAACACCTGTGCCTCCGGAACAGGCATTGATGGCGATGGCTTCGATCTGAAGGGCATCGAGTGCTACGGGTACTATACCCGCATCATCGGCAACCAGCTATTCGGAAATTCCGGCCCCGGAATCGTTGCGTCCAACTCCTATACGACCATCATTGGCAATACCTGCTATAACAACTGCACGTACGGCAATGCGGATACGGCGGGGATCAACCTCAATTACTCGACAGTGACGGTCGGGACCGCGACGGGAACCGGCAGCAATGGCGTAAACACGATCACCGTCACGGGCGTATCCGGAACGATTGCGGTTGGGTACGCAGTTACGGGCACGAATATCGCAGCGAATGCCCTCGTCCGCTCCTACAACGCAGGGACAGGCGTCGTCACGCTTGAGTTCTCTGGCGGGGCTGACGCGAACAATACGGGCGCTGTCTCCGGGACGATCAGCTTCTCCACCCATTGGGGAGCCCATACATCAACCGTCATCGGCAATATCTGCTTTGACACTGCGGGTGCGGGGGGAACGCAGAACTACGGGATTGAACTCGATTACCGGCTCCTACAGCTTTCGATCTACGCCAACCAGTGCGAGTCCAACAAGCTTGGGGCATACCGCGTCAACAATGGTGGGTCGTCTGCGACAACCCTGTCATGCTCCTTCGTCGGGCAATCCTACCTCTACTCGTTCACCTGGAATGCGTCGTCCATTTCAAATGGGGCGAGCCTTCAGCAGGCGGAAACGGTATCCGGCGCGGAGCTTGGTGACCTCCTTACGACCTCATGCAGCATCGCTTTGAACGGCCTCACCCTGACGGCGGAGGTCCATGCGACGAACACGATCTACATCACCCTGACAAACAACTCCGGCGGCGCGGTTGACCTCGCATCCGCGACCTTCCGTGTGCGTGGGGAGAAGCCGCTATTCTGAACGAACCCCGATGGCTCACAACTGCCCGTAAGTATGTCGGGCAGAAAGAATATCCGGGGCTCAAGGCGAACCCCCTGATTGTCCGGTGGTGGGCAGCTATCCGCGCGCCATTCACGGACGATGAAACGCCTTGGTGCGCTGGCTTTGTCGGGGGCGTTCTGGAGGAAGCGGGCATCCGGTCCAGCCGTTCGGCGGCAGCCCGGTCCTATCTCCAGTGGGGCCAGAAGCTTCCGACTGTCGCCCTCGGATGCATCGTTGTCTTTGAACGTGGCCCTGTAAACGGCCATGTGGGTTTCGTTGTAGGGCGGGACACAAAGGACAACCTCATGGTCCTCGGGGGCAACCAGGGGGATGCGGTCAGCATCAAGCCCTTCAAGCTCTCCCGCGTCCTTGGTTATCGCTGGCCTGCGGACCATGAGCAACCCCCGCATCTTGGAATGGGCACGCTTCCTACGCTGCTCAGTGACGGCCCGGTGTCGTCCAATGAAGCATAGCGTTCTCGCCCTCCTCCTTCTCCTCTCGGCCTGTGTGCCGAAGTGGGTAGACCCGCCCGTCAGCGGGAACGACTTCTGGCGGTCCATCCTTCAACCGGAGAAATCCCAATGACTCTCGACATGGTGACTGGCGTTGTCCGCGCAATCATGGCTGCCGCTGGCGGCTATTTCGTCGGCAAGGGCTCGATTTCCGCTGACATGGCCGCGCAGATTTCCGGTGCTGCTCTCGCGGTTGTTACGGCGGTCTGGTCCGTGATGACGAAGAAGTCTGCGTGAGTGCGTGGCTCAGCCTCATCCTCGCTCTGATAGGGCTCGCGAATGTCGTGTTCAACATCGCACGGGAACGCGGGCTTATCCGTCAGGGTGAGGAAAAGGCTGTTGCGGATGCCCTCCGGAAGGCTGCTGCAAAGATTGAGGCAGCTAACCAGGCTCGCGCTCGCAGTGAGCATGACAGCGACAATGGCGGCTTGCTGGAGGACGACGGAAACAGGCGTCCCGACTGATACAGGCTGTCAGGTCTTTCGCCGGATTTCGTGGTCTGCACGGGATACCCCGCAGACGATACGCGAGGTCAAATCCCACAACGCTGCGTATAAGGCGACGTGCCCATGACGAACGAAGGTGAAAGGATCGCCAAGGTGGAAGTCCGGCTAGAACATCTCAATGAAGTGATGGAGCGGATTGAGAAGAAGCTGGACAAATCACTGTCCCGTCATTCCGAGACGGAAAAGAGGGTCGATGCCTTTGAGAACAAGGCAAGGGGCATTCAATGGTTCGTAGGCGTGGTTGCCGCTGCGGGCGCGTTCTTCGGGATTAAGGTCGGATATTGGAAGTAACGCCCCCAGCCTAGGCTTTCGCCAGTCTCACCATACGGTGGGCTTATCGGCTGGGGGCCTTCGTCGTGGCTCCGACGGACAAGACTATCCTGTCAACAATCGCTGGGGAAATCAATGCGCGCAGCAATCGCGGCGGCACTTATTCTCGCGTGCTCCACAGCGTGGGGGCACTCTCCCTATGACGGGTTCTATTCAGGCGGAGCCCCAGGACTTGGCCGGTGGTGTTGCTCCGGTGACCTGAACGGCCAGACGGGGGACTGCTCCCCCGCAACCTACAAGATGAACCGGGACGGCTCCGCGTTCTTCTCCCCCAAGCAGTTCCCCGGAAAGACCATTCTCGTTCCCAGAGACCGCATTCTCTGGATGTCCCCTCCCGACCCGGAGGCGCGCAAGTTCGAAGCGCATTGGTGCGGCAAACCCCGCGCCGAAGGCACCCTTCCGACAGACGATGACCCAGACCCGGAGTTCATCACTATCTGTGCTTCGATACAGCCAGGCGGCGTCTAAATGTCTATCGCGCCTTTGTCGCGTGAGCTTGCGAAACAGGCTGTCGATGCCATGTCGCTTGCTCTCGCAGAGGGTCGGTCGATGCGTAGCGCGGCACGATCCCTAGGACTGAACGGCGGCTCCTTCTGGTCACGTCTGGAGATAGCAGAACGGACCTACGGGCTCATCCCAACACCGGGTGTTGCACCTGTCGTTGAGGAAGTGCGGGAGGCAAAACCTCGGGTCCGCATCAAGGCAATCCGATCCCCGGATGATATACCCGTTTACAGGGTTTTGGGTATCGGAGATGTCCATGACGCCCCTGACCTCGACAAGTCGCGGTTCGGGTGGATAGGCAAGCATGCCGCGCAGATGAACCCGGATGCCGTGGTGTTCATCGGGGATATGGCGGACTTCGATAGCCTATCCCGGCACTCCGCCCCCGGCTCCATCACAGACAAGCTTAAACCTTCTTATGCGGCCGATCTGGACTCGCTTACGGAGGGTTTGAGCCTCTTTCGGAAGCATGCGCCGAATGTTCGGGCTCACTTCACCATCGGCAACCATGAAGCGCGCATATGGAAGTTCGAGGAGAACTCCGCTGCCGCAGAAGGAATGCTGACAGGACCGTTCCTCGACCTGATGGCGCGCTTTGATATCCGCGTTGTTCCGGAAGGCGAATGGCTTGTCCTCGCTGGCGTTGCTTTCACGCATAGCCCCTTCGGCTTGTACGGAAAGCTCATGGGCGGCGAGTTCATGAACAGCATAGCTAATCGGTCACGCATGAGCTGCGTCATGGGCCATACCCACCGTATGCAGGTAATGCATGCGCATAAGTTGGGGCCTCTTGGGGGAATCGAGCTTGTCAACCTTGGAACCGCACTGCCGATGGGGTATATTAAACCTTATGCGCGGGTGGCGACAACTGCTTGGTCGTGGGGTGTTATGGAGTTGACACTTCAGGACGGCCATATCATCGGCCACGAGTTCATCTCAATGGATCAGTTGGAGGCCCTTCATGCCGCCTAGCCCAGCCGATGCAGCCCTGATCCGCCAGGTTCTCCTAGACGAGCATCACGGAAATGTAACATCAGCCTTTGAGGCGGCCTGCTCCCGCCTTGCTGTCGCCTATCACGGGGTGTCGTGGGCACATCTCCGCCGCATGTCCCCTGCAACAGAGGGGAAGATAGACGATGTACCGGATTCCACCCTTCATGATGACTGGCTTCGTACGGCGTTAGGTGATGCATGACCTGCTGTTGTTCAAACCCCGGCTGCCGCATTTATGGATGCCTCAGGAATCACAATCAGTATCAGCCCCCGTATAACGTGGTGCCATTGTCGCCCGTCTACACGCCTCCCGACAAAGGCTGCATCTGCCCTCCCGGGAGCGAGGCGACATGCCAACGCCCGGACTGCGGGCGGAAGGTTCAGATGTCAAACATTTCAACGATGGGCGGGTGATGCGTGAGCACCCAAGCGGCAGACCCATACGAGAGCGGAACATCAAGCGTACTTTCCGCGACGGGCCTCGCACCCATTCGGTTGTTGTGCGCCTCGACGGCCCGCCGAGCAATGAACTTGCCGGCGGCTGCGGCTTCTTCCTCCCCCGTGACTACGCCTCCCTCTCAGAAGATAGAAGCCTCCGTAGCAAGGGCCGAAGGTGAGAAGGTTATCCTCACCCTCGTCATTGATGGAAAGACACTGACATTTGAAGCTGCAAGGCATGTCGCAGCGGGGATGATTAAGGAGTTGGCGGGGGCTCTCGCTGTTTCAACACTTCCTCCCCATTCTTAGGGAAAGTGTGGAGACTCAATCTTTCGGGATCTCTGGGGGAGTAGGAAGGGGCATCCAGTGGGTAGGGTGAAGTTCTTTCCAAATGACCGCGTATTTAGGGTCAGTGTCCATTGAGCACCACCACTCCCCCTCATTATCCAAGAACAGCGTCCGAATGCCGGCTTCCGGGTGCCACGTCAGAACGCTGGTATCCTTCGGTGCAGTGCTGATATCCTGCCAGGTGGGGAGAGCGGCGCGGATCGCGCGGGCGATTTCATTCGCAAGCGCCTTCTTTCCCGCATCCGTCGTGTACCAGCCCTCATCTGCGATGCCCCACGCGATTTCCTCTGGCGTTCTCATAACAGCCCCGCATCCTTCAACCTGACTTCCAACTGATGCCTTACCTCAACCTGTGCCATGAGGTTTGCCTGTAGGGCTAACACCTCATTGCGGAGGGTAGCGGCTTCCCGGCGAAGCGTCTCGTTCTCCTGCAACAGTGATTTCACGGCGTCAACGACAGATTCAGCGAAACCACGTGTTTGCAACGGTGAATCCGAAGCCCCCGCATCACCTTGATTCTGCACCATTCCCTCCTGTTGAGGGAGACCACTTCATCAACCGTTATGGTGCTCTTGCGCTCATCCCGTAGGGAGTTGAGGTAGTCGCTCAGATTGCGTTGCGCCTCGCGCTCATCCGTAGTGCGAAGACTGACGTGCTTGCCTTCGTCGGTGAGGAGATACCAGACTCCTCCGGTTCCGCCGCGCTGGTACGTTCGCATTCGAATGCCTCAACATCGGAGAGCTTGAAGCGGAGGAGTCGCCCCCCAAGGCGGAACCCTGGCAGCTTCCCATCATGGAAGAGCCTGTATACGGTCGGCTCGCTCACATGCCATCTGTCTGCGACGTCACAGGGTCTAAGAATAGTCATGGGAGACAGACTCTCCATTGAATGTCACGCGATGGATAAATGCGGGTCCATCAATATGGAATGTCTCGGCACCGGAAACAGCGATGTTAATCGCGATGCTGTCATTCCCCGCGAGTTTGACAATCAACCAGTGGCGTAGCCTATCGATTGCTCGTTTCATCATACCCTCATCGTTTCAGAACAACCGTTCGCGGCAGCCGAATATCATCCCTTCTCCCCCGTGAGAGCGCGGATGGCTGCGGCAGCTTGTCCGTCCATACCGCAGCACCCGCACCGATAAGTCTCCGCCACCTTCGCCGCATCCTCGACGCCCTGCCTGTAGCCCTGTGCTTCGCCGGCTTCGAACAGATAGACGTCCGTCACGGTGACACCACGCACTTTTTCGGCGGCAGCGAGGGCTGCGCGAGCATGCACTCTGTCTTGCTCGCACACCGGGCATCCTTTGCCCAAGGCGCTCTCAACCATCGCCCGCGCGGCGGCTTCCACTTCCTCAGACGTGGGCATGCTCAATCCTCCACGGTCGTCGTCAGACCGTTCTTGCGAGATGTCGCGTTGAATTTCGCGCGAACGGCCTTCCCGAGGTCGATGCCGAGGTCCATGGCGATCAGGTCGCTGGAGATGATGACATCGGCCAGTTCAGTAGCCAGGTGCTCGATGAGCGCGGCCACGTCCTCACCCTGCCGGGCGATACCAAGACGGACGCGCTCGATTTTCTTGATGACGTTAGCGGCTTCCCCGGCTTCACCGGACAGTTCGACGCCCCGGAAAGACAGCGGCAACGCCGCCCCGCCTGTCCATTCAATGTGGCGTGCCAGATTTCCATTCCGCAGAACCGTAAGCGTGTCTGCCATCACTCTCCATCCACCTTCGCGCCGAAGTGAGAGAGGACGGCGCGAGCGAGTGTCCTGCAACTGCACAGTGGCCTAACGCATCGAGAGAATGCGCCATTCTCGTCTGGGCCATCGTAACAGTTGGGGCCGATCACCCTCGCCAGCCCCTCCACCTCTTCTGCGGTGATAGGTGGGCGTAAAGCGATGGTGACGGCGTGTGGGCATGCAGGCTCCCACTGTAAGCAGTCGTTAAGTCCGACGAGTGCTTCCGCCGGCACGAGTACGAGCTTGCTCATGGCTGGTCCTTCGGAGGGAGAGGAAGAGGCATCCAGTGGGTGAACCGATTGGGTGGGTAATCGACCCCTTCGCCAACCCAGCAATGGCTCGCAGGCTGGTCCTTCACCCACGTATGGTAGCCCCAGCGGACAACCGCGCATTCTTCGCCGTCGTAAGCGAGAACGGCGCTCCCGTCCTTCGGCGCGGTCGCAATCGGTTGCCAGTCGCTCATGGCTGGTCCTCCTTTGCGAGGGCTGCGCGGATGGAGAGCATCACCTCAACGGTGGCGTTGTTCGCCTGACACACGTCATCGTGGTTGTAGTTGCTGGGGTTGAGTTCGATCAGCGTGTCGAGGGCGTGCTGGGCGGCTTCTGCAAGCCTCTCCGCCCGTGCCTCTGTTGCATCGAGTTTGGCGTCATAGCGCGCGGTGGTTGCACCCTCGCGTTCGAGGACGGTCTTGAGTTGGGCCTCTGCTGCTGTGGCGCGGGCTAGTGCGCCCTGTCGCGCAAGCTCAAGATCGCTGGCCATTTCCACGAAACATCCGTTGGACAGGCCGGGTGCCGGATCATCCCCCATGATGGCCTTGCGAAGGGCGTCCCTCTCGTCCCGCAGGCGGAGGAGGGCGTCGGCGGCGATTATGAGAAGCTCTGCATCAGATACAGTAGCCATGTACGGGCTTCGGGCATTTAGCCGGCGCGCGAGGTCGTCAATGTCGTCGCTCATGGCCGCCTCTCCGTTTCAAGACTACCGTTCGCGGCAGCCCGACTCCATCCAATAGGGTTCAAGTGTCCAGGAAGCTTCATCCCCGTTCCCCTTGCTATCCAAGCCTTCCCATTCCAGGCGTATTCATTCGGAGTCCTCCACGTCTTCTGTTCAAATCGCACTGTCAGAAGAAGAGGGGTTCCATCCATTGGAGCTGTAGAGATAGGCTGTGAGACGATCACTGCGTCAGACACGGGGTTGCCACTCCCCACACCAATCCTCCGCCCGCGTTTCCGGGTGCTTCCCCCAATAGGTGTCACCGCCCCTGTGGTAGGCATCGACAGCATGGAACGGTGTCGGCGCGTTCCTACGGCAATCGCCCCAGGAGTCATCGGACCACGCCGTGTGCCTGAGATGAAACCGGCAGTTCCTACAGGCTTCTCGGACAACCGGAGTTTCCTCGCTCATCTCTTCACCCATCCATTGCTGAACGTCTTCTTCCACCCGCTTGACCGTGACCCGGGAAGGGGATTGCGTGAGGTCTTGCAGCCTAAGTGGGTGGCTTCCCTTCGCTTCGCTCTTGCGGTGTCCGTCGCATCCTTTGCCGACTTTCCCTTATGGCAGCGGGTGTGCGCAGGCTTCAGGTTCTCTCCCCCATCCTCTCCCCCCTGTGCGAGGGGGATGACGTGCTCCACATCCCAGGAATCGCCTATGGCAATCCGCCCCCCGCAGATGTGGCAAAGCCCTCCTGCGGATTGAAAGATGGAGACACGTTCGCGGGTGGAGATGGAGCGGCGCATCAGGCGGCCTCAGCGTCCTTCTGCACCCATTTCCATGTCCGGCCGACGATGATGTAGTGGACTGATGATCTGGACACGTTGAACAGTTCGGCCAAGTCGCGAACCGACATGCTGTCTTTGTTCGCACGGATGAAGCGGATGTTGTCTTCGGTAAGCTTCGCCTGCCATTGCTTGGTGCCCGTTTGCATCGTTCCGTGCGTGAACATGTCGTGCACGTTCTCGGCGCGCGTTTTCCAGCGCAGATGACGCGGGTTTACGCATCCGCTATGACCATTTCCGCACTCATGCGCAGCCTCATTCCGGTCCCCGACAAAGGGTCCATGCGCCTTCTCGCAAACCATCCGATGGGCCAGCACCCACTTCCCGTCTAAGGTAAAATGGCCGTAGCCGGCGCTATTTCGGCCAAATGGCCAGAGTAGGCACAGATCGCTCTTGAACTCCGCCGCGTAGTCCACGAAGCGCAGGATGTCAGAGTGTCTGGCGCGTTTCTGTTTCAAGCCGCATGCTCCTGGTCTTTGAAGGTAAGTCCGCGTTCCGCTGCGAATGCTTCGATGAGCGTAAGGAGGTCGTTCATCTCCTCCTTAGTCATGTCGGAGGTCCGCATGCCAATCGGAACTACGGTTCCAGGGTCAATCCCCGGCACGAACCGGCATTTCCTGAGTGATGCCGTGCACAAACTCTTCCAGTCCTCGGGAGACAGCCTTTGCCCGTGCCACTCAACCGCTTCCGAAAGTTCCGAGAGGCGAGACCAGAGCAGCGCGTTCTGGTCCAGACTCCTCCTCGCCTGCCTGAACTCCACAGTCGTTCCAGGAGAGACCCCCTGTACCCATCGGGAGGCTCTGTCTCTGTCCGCCTGTGTTCTCAAGACGAGGGTTCTTCTGGACATTGTGAAATCCAATATTCCTGCGCTCGTTCAAGGGCGCTGTCGTAGTCTCTAAGCGCCTGCTCAAACATGCGGTCGGAGGGAAACAGTTTGTTCGGTGGCTTCTTAGTCTCGTAGGCGCGGCGTAGGAGATAGGTTGCAGCGACAAGAGACGCGATGGCATTCTTGAGAGACTCATCCATCACTCAGCCGCTGCCTGCCCGACACGCGCGAGGGTATCCATCACATGCGTGCTGATGGCCTTCGGAAGCCCCTTAAGCACCGCCTGGTTCGCTTCCTCGAACTCAAGCACCTGCGAAGGCTGCGTCACGAAATGCCGGATGGCGCTATCTACGAGACGGATGCAGTTCGCATTCGCGCGGGCTTCTTTCCCGCCCCATCCAATCTTCTTCACGTAGTCGTCATGAACGCGGTTCAGTTCCGCCTCCGACTCCCTCGTAAACTTCTTGAACCTCCCTTCCCCCTCGTACTCGACCCAAGGGCTTTTCAGGCCGTAGAGGTAGCGTCCGACACCCCATGAAACGGCAGCACGCTTGAGGGCATCCGAGAACTGCCCCTTGTCGCCTTCAACGTCCGTCTGGCCCGCCCCGTCCGCCTTCCATATCCATTCGCCATCGACGCGAACGCCGATCCGGCAGCAGGTCGCCCAATTGCCCGCATTGATGTATTCCGACTGCCAGTTGCCGGGGGAGACGACGCTATCGAACCTGTCCATGACATCGCGAGCGTCGATGTAGGCGAGAGCCATCGCCTTTTTCTTTGCCTCGCTGACACTGCCAAGCCGCCACGAAATGCTTTCCGTTGGGAAGGGAGCAGCGAGAAGATCGAACACCTCTTGCGCGTTCATTACGATACCTCCGCCATCCAGGCGTTGAACTCGTCCCACTTCCACTTGATGTCCTCGATTGCCTCTTCCTCCGTCTCTCCGTGGCCGGAGCCGAACTCCTCCTCTTCATCCACCCAAGCGCGCCAATCCATGTCGCGGGTGGGGATAGGGGGGCATTCGTGAGAGGTGCGGATCAGGCGACCGTCAGAAGTCCGTGGCTGGTTCATCACACGTCTCCCCAGGGTTCCTTATGCGGGTCGTTGTCGTAAGTGCTGCGTCGTTCAGCCCAGCATGCGAGGGCTACGCCTACCCACATGAATGCAACGACAGCGAGGAAGGCTTTGATGTAGAGGTCCTCACTCACGCTGCCTTCTCCTTCGGAAACAGAAGCGCCGCCAACTGGCGTTCGATGTCGTCAAGCGTGATGTTCCACGCTGCACGCATTGCCTTGACCTGCGGGCCTGCGTTGGGGTCTTCAGCAATGATGGTGTCCATCTGGTCTCTGCGCTTACGGGTGATGGAGCGGAGAGCCTGAAGGTCTGCGAGGTGGTCGGACATCACGCAGCCTCCTCAAGGAGGGGCTTGCGAATGGCATTGATGGCAAACGCGATAGCATCGACCTTTGGCGCATCTTCCAGACGGAAGAAGAACGTGACTTCCTCGGATGAGCCGTTCTCGATCTTCAAGGAGGCGAAAGTCTCAAAGCGATGAACAATCGCCTTGTAGACGCCATCATGGTTTTCGCTGTGCAAGTTGACGGTCATCATCACGCAGCCTCCGCTTCCAGACGATCCCGAACCCACTCGTTCAGGGTTTCGCGATACTCAGGAGTGTTCACCCGCTCGTAGATGGCTCGCGCGAGGGCGCATTCATCATCAAGCCAGCGGATGACAGTCCTGTATCCGTACCGCTTGCTGTAGCCCTGAACGCCTACGCGGCAGAGTTCCCAGCTTCCCCGTCCGGAGACATCGAGGTCGAGAAACACATCGAGGTAAGCGGCAGGCTCATCCGCCGTGCCTGCAAGGGGGAACTCCTCATCGTTGTAGATGAAGGCGCTAAACTGATAGGCGGGGTCTGTGATGGGCATGGCAGCCTCACGCAGCAGCTTGCTTGATGACGGGGATAAACTTGCGAATGCGGGCGACGGCCTCGATGTGGTCGAGGATTGCAGTCGTTTCCGCGCCCAGGTCCGTTCCGCCTCGCGTATCCGACCAATGCTTGCGGGCATCCGCGATAGAGAGATACCGACAGCCTGCGCCGATCATCAGAACCCCATCCTTGATGGAGCCGATGAAGCGATAGCCGTCTGAACGCTGGCCACCGTCGATGAGGTTGGCACCCGCGAGGTTGGCACCCGCGAGGTCGACACGCGCGAGGTAGGCACCCGCGAGGTTGGCACCCGCGAGGTCGACACGCGCGAGGTAGGCACCCGCGAGGTCGA